GCACTAGGAGAGAGTCTAGCAAGCATCTGCAGGGACGAAGAGATGCCCAGCCACTCAATCGTTTATGTTTGGTTGAGAGATCACTCAGATTTTTTGGACATGTACACGCGTGCGCGCGAAGAACAGGCTGAGACTCACGCTGACGAAATCGTGTCCATTGCGGACGAGACGCCTGAGACGGCGCCAGTGTTTGACAAGGACGGCAAACAGATCGATATCAAGCTTGATTCGGCTTACATCCAGTGGCAGAGACAGCGCATTGATGCCCGTAAGTGGAACGCCGCCAAACAGCGCCCACGCAAGTATGGCGAGCGCATCACGCACTCTGGCGACGATACAAGCCCTGTAGTGGTGGAGAACAACATGAACGTGTTCGGCGAGCTCCTCAAGGCCATCAAGATGCAAAGGCAAGCTGAATGAGTGTCGTTGACGCGATACTTGAAGATGAAACCTCCTTGGTTGAGGAGTTTAAGAAACTCACCCCTGTCAATCAGATAGCCTTCAATTGGCAGATGAAGTGGCTCAAGGTCGCTCACAAGCACCAGATCGAGCCCGCAGGGGATTGGTGGGCCATATGGCTCATGCTTGCAGGCCGTGGAGCAGGCAAGACTAGAGCGGCGGCGGAGACCCTAGCATCATGGGCGTGGAATCAACCCAACACCCGATGGCTTGTATCGGCCCCTACCAGTGGCGACGTTAAGGGCACATGCTTTGAGGGCGATTCTGGCCTGCTATCTATCATCCCGAAGGAGCTCATAGCGGATTACAACAAAGCCCTCCATGAGATCAAGCTAGTCAATGGCTCATTCATCAAGGGCATCCCTGCATCGGAGCCAGAGCGCTTCCGAGGCCCCCAGTTCCACGGCGGATGGTTGGACGAGTTGGCCGCGTGGGAATACCTCCAAGACTCGTGGGACATGATTCAGTTCGGCATTCGATTGGGTAAGCACACCAAGCTGATCTGCTCCACCACACCAAAGCCCAAAGACCTGATTCTTGATCTGGTGGGGCGCGAAGGCGACGACGTCGTGGTGACCAAAGCATCGACCTACTCCAACATTGCCAATCTGGCTCCATCGTTCCAGAAGCAGATTCTTCAGTACGAAGGCACCAACCTTGGCCGCCAAGAGATCCACGCCGAGCTCATCGACATGGAGGAGTCTGGCATCGTCAAGCGTACATGGTTCCGACTCTGGCCTGATGGTAAGCCCTTCCCCAAGCTTGAATACATCATTCAGAGCTATGACTGCGCCACGTCCGACAAAACATACAACGACCCCACTGGATCGATCACTATGGGCGTGTTTAAGCCTATGGATGGCGGTATGTCCGTGATGATCCTAGACTGTTGGCAAGAGCACCTCCAATACCCTGACCTGCGTCCCAAAGTGCTCGATGAGTACGAGTCAGTCTTTGGCGAAGGACGGGACAAGAAGCTTGTGGACTTGGTTTTGGTGGAGGACAAGAGCGCAGGCATATCACTCATACAAGACTTACAGAGAGCGCATCTGCCTGTGCATGCGTATAACCCTGGCAAAGCGGACAAAGTCCAACGCCTATCCATCGTGGCCAACATCATTAAAGCAGGGCGCGTGTGGGTGCCTGAGTCCAGTAAGCGCAAAGGCTTCGTCCGTGACTGGGCTGAAGGCATGGTGAGCCAGATCTGCTCTTTCCCTGAGACCGCACACGATGAGTTCGTGGACTGCATCAGCCAAGGGCTCCGATACCTGCGTGACGCAGGATGGATCAGCATCGATGCGCCACCTCGTGAGGAGCTTATGCAAGAGGACATCGACGACGCAGAACTCTACAACAGGAAGGGTCGATCAAACCCCTATTCGCAGTGAGGAATACTAGTTTAACTAGTAATCAATTAGTTTTACTAGTTTAACTAGTAATCAATTAGTATTAAGAGGTGAAAATGAATGGCCGAGATCATCAAGACGATTGTTATAGGAAAGTCCTCCACATTGACGGAACGCGAATCACTTTGTCTGACCATAAGTTCGAGCTGTCAGCGACACCAAGGAACGAAGTGTGGGAACAGCAAGCAGTGCAGATGTTCAGAGAATGGATCAGATGGCGAAAGAGGCAAGAGGAGTTGCGCGAGCTTGGGGCTCTGTCAAGGTGATGGCCGTTGCGATGATTGTCCGAGCATAGGATAATGGCGCAATGAAGAAACAGCCGTCCATTAAACAGATGAGTGCCGAGCTCCGTGAAAAGGGCAGGAAAGCCTTTCTTGAACCTAGCGTTGAGAAGGGTGTCATGTATCATGGCACCAACAAAGATATAAAGTCATTTAAAGCTCCAAAAAATGCAGTAGGAATTTGGGCGACTAAAAATCCAGATGTTGCAAACGAATATGCAACAATTTCTGCAAAAGGTGTGGGTGAACCTCCATCCGTATATCCAGTGCATGTAAGATTAAAAAATCCTGCAAACAAAGATCAATTTAGTGATGCATGGGATTTGGCGGCCAAAGATAGTTCTAGATTTGGATGGAATACACATGATGAAAGACATAAAAAAATATTGCAAGATCAAGGGTTTGATGGAGCAATATTAGATGATTCAGTTGTAGTTTTTGATCCTAAACATGTTAAGTCAGCTATCGGTAACCGTGGCACATACAATGTCAATAATCCTGACATTACTAAAAATAGAGGTGGCAAGGTGAAGTCAACAGCTCAGATGCGTTATGAGTTGCTCGCTAAAGGCGGTAAGGTAGACATCAGACCAACAGTTCAAGACCCAAACCTTCAACGTCGCATACCTGAAATTGAAAGCGCGGCCAAAGCATTTCAATCGGGTGAGATGAACAAGAAAGACTATGACAAGATAGTCAACAAACACAAGCCTGTGAAGCCCTATGATTTTATTCCAAAGCCTGCATCAGATGAAGATGCAAAGAGGGCATTGATGGCCAACAAGCAGGACAAATGGCGTGGCCATGAGTCTTGGCCTGAAGGGCATAAGGTTGGATTAAGGCTGGATATACCTGCTTATGAGCATCATGGTGTTTGGGTTAATTCAATCCATGATGAGACCAATGAAAAGCGCCCCACATCATATGGGCCAGTATCCTCAGTGAAGAATGCTGAGTTTGATCCCAATCCCCATAAGGGCATTCGTGTTGCAACTGGTGAGCAGAACAAAGCACCGTTTGCTCGAATCGTTGGTGACTTACATCACATGCATGAAGACGAAGCAGTTAAGCATGCACAAGAGCACTTGAATCATCCTGAATGGACTCAGGTTGGTTATGATCCACGCAGGCATGGATACTTCTACGACCGCAAGACTATGAAGCCTGTAAGTCATGCGGAACACGTCGTCCAAATAGGGCCATTGGTATTGGCAAAGAATGTCAAGCACAAGAAGGCTGACAGTTACGCCGACGGTGGCCCAATAAAAGGAAAACCTATGAATGAACCCACACTAGCCCAAATGCGCTTAGAGGTTGCCCGTCACAGCAACCCCGCAGTGATGAACAACATCGGCGTCAATGAAGCCGTGGACATCGATCCAAAGATGTTTGTTAACCCCAATCCCAATTCATCTGGATTGCCTGATGTGGGTGGCGTGAAGACTGACAAAGGCGCTTTGCCTGTTGGTGGCGTAGACGTCAATCCAATGATGTCGGGCACACAGTTCATGCCTCAACAGCCACAGCAACAGCCACCACAAGGCCAACAAAGCCCATTCCCTAGCATGGCTCCTTCTGGCTCTGGCATGCCACAAAGTCCAAGCAATATCTTGAACCTGACGCCTCAAGGTCAAGCCATGAGCGCCATCAAGCCACCCATGACTCCTAATATGGCCAAAGGTGGTGCAGTCGGTCACTTTGCCAAAGGCGGAAGCCAGAAAGAAAAAGCAGAAGAGTCTAAGCGTATTCTTGTGGAAGCCACAGGGCCAAATGGCATCAAGGGTATTGTTATTCCACGTCACATGTTGGAAGGTAAAACCTATGGTGGTACTGGGCCTAAAGCAGGACAGAAAGTTGAAGGACTGCTTGATCTAAACAAAGCAAGAGCTAAAGTCTATGGATCAGAAAATCGTCCACCGTTAAACATTGGACAGATGGGCAGAATTCACAAGCAAGTATTGAGTGATCACTTTGCAAAACCAATTGATGAACAAACATCGGCCGAAAAAGAGGCGTTAGAAAGATTGCGCGAAGCCAAGCACATTGGATCTAAGGCAAACACATTGGATGAAAGCGAGAAGCTTGATACAGTGCGCCATGAGACCGATGACCAAGGACGTACTCATGTGGGTTATGCGGCCAAGGGTATTGCAGGCCATGCGCTGTATTCATCTGGCGATGGCAAGAATGAAAAGTTGCATGTGTTGAATACATGTCCTGGGCAGGTTGATGGGTGTGGTGGTGGCATTGATCAGAATGGAATCGTGGATACCAAACGTGGCTCATGCTTTGCCCCCAATGCTGAATCACAATACGTCAACGCGGCAGTACGTCGCGCCGCTCATGCGCAAGCCAAGCATGACCCTGCTATGACTCGCGATTGGGTTCTGGCTCATACTGGCTCATTGCGTGAAGCCGCTGATGAAGCCGATCAGAACAATCAGCGTTTATTGTTCAGACCCAATGTGGTGGATGAAAGCGATACATCATCACGTCATGTATTGCGTGGATTAAATGAACAACGCAAGAAAGAAGACAAACCACCAATTATTGCCAACAGCTATGGTAAAACTAATGAGTTGCATGATCCTGAAAATCATTACCATGTGACCCATTCCAATGTTGGCCCCAAGACCAAACACGGAAAAGAAATTACTGAAAGTATCAAGCGCGACAAAGCAAGAGTCCGTAATACAATTTTGGCTAGAGACAATCAAGGTGACTTTGTCAATGAGCAAGGCAACAAAACGCCACCTAAGAACTCATACATGGTGACCAATGTAAAGCGTGGCTCACCATTCGACAAAAATATGCAGAACACCATCACGCATGCTAAGTATTGGTCAATCCCAAGGCCACTAAACGAGCTTACAGAGATGGAAAAGGACGAGGGTAGTGAAGGCCACTATGATGGCAAAGGAAAAACCACAACCCCTGATAAATCTCATTATGGACATATGGTCATAGGAGATAACCGTTACGACTATCAAAAGCAACACATATTGCATCCAAGGCTAGTTCAAGTGGGTACAAACAATGATGGTACGCCCCACATGATTCCTACGGACTCACGCTTCTTGGACAACAAAGAGTTGGACAAAAAGATTCCACGAAGCAAGCAATTTAAGACTAAGAATGGTAAGCGCGCAGGCTTGATTTTGATGACGACTCCAACAGAGTCCACGCCTAATCATGAACATCATTCATCGTTTACGCATGATGTAAACCCAACGCACTTAGAATACGCCAAGAAAAATAACGGTGAATATGAAATTGATCCACCATTGGCTCAAGAATTTGCAAGGGGCAAAGAGTATGTTGCACCTGAACCCATGAAGATGGTTAAGAAAACATGGGCTACTGGTGGAGCTGTACATTCATCATTAAAGCAGTTGGACTATAACGATGACTTCAATGCATTTCCTGAAACAAATTTTGCTTCACAGCACCATCTTGCAAAGCGCCGAGCAACTAAAGAATAAGGATAGATAATGGCAGAAGATATCAACATTGACGAACAGGAAGACGGATCTGCTGTTGTGGACATGCCAGAGATGGATGTCGATGAACTGCCAGATGGTTCAGCGGTCATACAAATCGACGATGGCCCTGAGTTTAATCCTGACTTTTATGACAACTTGGCTGATTCAATTAGCCCGAGCGTTGTCAGTGATTTAGTTTCCAGATACCGTGATCTACTTGAGTCTGACAAAGAAGCTCGTGAACTGAGGGACAAGCAGTATGAAGAAGGAATCAAGCGCACAGGGATGGGGAATGATGCGCCTGGTGGTGCAACCTTCATGGGCGCATCCAAAGTTGTTCACCCTGCAATGGCAGAGGGCTGTGTTGACTTTGCCGCTCGCGCCATTAAAGAGCTCTTCCCATCCGATGGGCCCGTTAAGTCGAAAATCATCGGGAAGCAAGACGACCTGAAGTCGGCAATTGCTGACCGTAAGGTTGACTTCCTTAACTGGCAGATCACCGAGCAGATGGGTGAGTTTAGGGACGAACTTGAGCAGTTGCTGACTCAATTGCCTTTAGGTGGCTCAC